ACTTCGGACCCATAAAATCAAAGACAATTTTCGCAATAAGTCTAAGCTCTGCTTTTAGAGAAGCGTGAAGTCTTGCCTGCACACCAGACATAACTTTCATAGAGCGTTCCATCAGCGCCAAGGTCGTGCCGACAGGGGCTTGATTGTTTAAATCGCCAACCTGTACATCGGCAACAGACCCTATGCGCCTACCCTCTTCAACAATATTACCAAGCAGTTGGTACAAAACACTTGAGGGTTCTTTGTATGGAATGAAAGTAATTGAATCTCTTATAGCTCCGCCCGGAACATCTACATCGCGGAACTCCCCCGGCATCAGCGGCGAGTCGTCACCCTTGATGCGAAGTCCGCGAGCTTTGAGGCCAGCCGGAAGATTCGAGAGCGTTCCCGCGTCGATAAGCTGGCGGAGTATACTAGTGGCGCTTTTCGCGAGGCCACCGATGAGATGTATGAGTCCGGTTCCATAAAATCCGAGTCCGGGTAGGTATCTGTAGTGGGTGAAGTGTAATCGCTTGGTTTTTTCGGAGTCATTTTCATACCAGTTCTTTCTGATAGACAGGATAGTTCTGGAAGACTTGTCTATCGTTATGACATACGGACAGGCCAAACCATTCGGCTCATTGAACGGGGGTGGCATCAGCATGTCTGTGTGAATCTCCAACAGGGTATGTCTGTCGTCGTCTTCGATTACTGCCGCCTCTCCATCAAGCTCATCGTACTTTTCTTGAATGTCTGAATAGTCTGGCTCTGGGTCTGGTAGCTCGACCTCCCTGTAAAATCCATTGTAAATAAGTTCAGCAACCTCGTTGGAGGTTTTCTTCATAACGTGTGTGTATCGTGGGCATGTAGCCAAATCCGAAGCGCCGTAGGAGACAACAAAGTCTTCTGCCGGAACAAACATTGACGCTGGTCGTTTTCTGATTGGGTCATAGTAAGATTTCTTAAATGCCGAACCCGCAAGCGGTAGCCTGAACAGCATCTGCTCTAGCTCGTCGCGATACTCCGTCATCTCTTCTGTCAGGAGATAATTCATTTCGTTTTCGACACGCTTGGCTTGCTGTAGCTTTTCTATTGTTTGTTTGCCAACAACCTTTGAGCGAACTGGTCCAGACGCAGGAAATAACTCGCCCATAGCCTGCGCCTGAAATCTTACAACTGACTCTGTCAGCACGGGGTGAAAGACACCGGAAGCCCCAGCCCAAGGCTGGCTTCTTTCTTCAATCTTCATCCCAAGAAGGTCAAGACCCTTGACGTAACTTCTAGCCCATTCTTTTCTGGACATCCTGTCGCCGTCAAAATCACCAATGAGTTCAGCCGCCATGGACTGAAGGTCTGCCTCATCTAAAAACTCTGCTAGATTTGCGTCGTGACTTGGCCCGATTAGCTCTTCCGTAATCTCACCTGAAAAGTCAATGAGAAGGCCACCGTCGTCAGTCTCAACAGAAACTGCATCAGGATTGATAACTTCTATCTCAACATCCTGACCATTCATAACCTCTACATCAGAGGGTTCCATTTTCTTTTCTACAGCCACATCAATTTCCTATCTGGAAAACGGGTTTATGCCGCCCATGCCCAAACCAAAAAGCTGACCAAGTCTATTTGATGCTGTTGTGCCTCTTTGCATGTCTGTTCCTGTACCGCCCTGTAGTCGAGCGCCTTCAAATCCACCCATGCTGGGGCCGAAACGACCAAACAGAGGTCTGCGTGCGCCTTTACCGCCCATGCCCGGAAAGCGACCAAACGGTCCAAAACGACCCATGGGTCTACCGAAAGGCGATTGATTAAGCCTATTCATGTACTGCTGATTCAGCATGTCCATCTGGTTCATCATGCCTTCATCAAAGGCGGGCGGCTGTGGCTGTGCCATGGCTGGGTCTGCCGTGGCTGGGTCTGCGCCCTCGGCAGGCATGTCTGTAGGAGCGGCTGGCTGTTGAGCGGCCTGCTGTCTACGCATCTTATCTTCAAGAACCATCTGTTGGTATCTGATTGTATTCAGGTCATTGTCTGAATTTATGAAATCATTACGCCGTTGCATAAAGTTTTGAAACGGGTCTGGTCGCCGCGTTGGTTGCATGAACCCACCGGGGCTAGGTCTTGGCATCCTGTCGGCCACTTTATTAACATACGGCCTTAAAAAATCAGGGATTGCTGGTTGTGGATTTACACGGGTGGGTGGGTTGAAGGAGCCATCGGGGGCTGTCCCAGCAAATTGTCCCGTGTTGTCTATGGTTGGTCTATAGCCGGGGCTACCGGGCTGATAGCCGGGGCCACCGGGCTGTGCAACGGTAAGGGGTTGCGGTGAGGTTACGGGTTGCTGTGTCGGCTGTTGCGCTGGTATGGCTTGAAGCAAACCTGTAAGAGCGCTGAAGTCCGGTTGCTGAAAGTTCGACATGTTCGGCGGTTGCTGTTGCATACCACCTTTGCCACCCATTGATGGGGGCTGATAGGGCGGCACTAAATTCATTTGCGCCTGTTGCACCCCTCCTGCACCCATGTTTTGATTCGCACCTTTACCCATCACTGCACCTCAATAATAATTTACTGGTCTACGATACACTGGTTCCTCGTCCCATTCATCCATCGTTGACCTAATCCATCCGCCCTGCCGAAACCTCAATAGTGCCTGTGTGGTCGAGTCAACTAAATCGTCATGGTCACCTGACGGGAAGGAAGCACATTCTTCAACAACCTCTTCCGCCCATCTTGTCGGTGGACACCAGACCACACCACTTGCAAACAAATCGGTAACGGCGTTTACTCTTGCTATCTTATCCTGTCCTCGCGACGGTGTAAACTCCGTGACAGGTATTCCCATAGCTCTTAATTCAAATATCAAAGGCGAGCCTGCGGCTTTCGCTTCGATAATCATCTGGTCTGGCTCCCATTCCCAGTATTTATCATAGGCCGCTCGCTTCAAATCTGGGAACTCAAGTTTCTCTTTGAAGGCATCCAGCAGGATAAGGTTCGGGATTGTCTGCCCATCTTCGTCAGGCCAGTTGAATATCCCCCATGTTGTACACGCAGAATAGTCAGCACGTTGTGTTTTCAGGAAAGCTGTATCCCATGATTGGATAATTGCTTCGCACTCTGGCATTTGTGATTGGTCCCATTCCTGCCACCATTCGCGTTTGATGAGAGCGCCCTCTTCGGATGTCGGGTTTTGCTGATACTGTGCGTTCCATTTAGATACTGGTAGTTCAGCTTTTAATGATTCTAATTCTTCCTGCTTCCAAAATCCGGGCCACAATGCTTTGCCTGACGGAAGGATAGCTGGAAGCTCTATCACTTCCCATTCGCCTGCGCCTTCTTTCTGGATTGAGTTTTTGATTATCTGTCCTGTGAGGTCGCGCTTTGACCAGCGTGTCATCACTATGATGATAGCGCCGCCGGGTTGTAGGCGTTGTCGTGGACCAGAGGTGTACCACTCGTAAACTTTGTCATAGACATCCGTGTTGTACTGACCAACTGCCGCCTCTTGTTCGGAGTGGGGGTCGTCAATAACGAGAACGTCAGCACCCTTACCAGTGACTGCACCGCCGACACCGATAGCAAAGTAGTCACCGCCCTTGTTTGTGTTCCAACGTCCAGCCGCTTTACTGTCGGATGAAAGTTCCACACCTTTGAAAACTTTTTGATAGTCGTCATTGCTAATCAGGTTCCTGACCTTACGACCAAAGCCGACAGCAAGTTCTGCCGTGTGTGCTGTTTGGATGATTTTCTTTTCAGGATACTTGCCGAGAAACCATGCAGGGAAAAGATAGGATGCAAATTCTGACTTGGTGTGTCGGGGTGGCATGTTGATGATGAGCCGTTTGAGTTCGCCGTTGGCGACACGCTCAAATGCGTTAGCCATAATCTTGTGATGTTCGCCCTCAATGAAAGCAGGCCACATTGATTGGACAAAATCCAGAAAACTTTGCTCTGCTTTTTCTTGTGTTTTCTTTTCGTTGAGAAGCTCAAGCTTTTTCAACAGGTCTTTCTTTTCCTCTGGGGGAAGCCTGTTTATAAGATTTTTAATTTTTTGTGGTTGCAT